TTTGACGGTCGGCGCTTCCACGCCGGCCGAGTCACTGATTGCCGACCTCGTCGCTGCCGGTGTCGTGGTCGACGTGATGAAGCCAGGCGACCAGGCGTTGTCGTTCACGGCGTTCGTTGACGCAACAAGGGGCGAGGCGCCGAAGATCCGGCACCGCGGAGAGCCCGCACTCAGGCGCGCCGTTAAGGGCGCACGCACGAAGCCGTGGACTGATGGCGGCGAGACGTTAACGAGGAGAGGTTCCGTGGGCGACATTTCACCATTCAGTTCTGCCGTGATGGCGTTCGGTCGGCTCGGCGTTGAGTCTGAGAAGAAGACCGCAACAGCTCATGTGGTGTTTGCGTGAGGTTGGCCCTACACGTCGTTCTAGCCCTCGCCGGTTGCGTCCTTGTCGTTGTTGGCGTTGGCCTCATGTATGAGCCCGCAGCGTGGATCGTGGCGGGCTTTGAACTGATTCTGATCGCGTACATGGTGCGCTACTTCGATGTGAGGAGTTCGACCAATGCGGATTCTTGACGCCATCCGATCGCAGCCAGCAAACGCACGGCAGTCCGAGGAGCGTTTCACGACGCTTGACGGCCTCGCCAAGTTCATGTATGACGGCCAGAACTATATTGTTGGCCCGTCCGGTTCGAGCCCTGCCGACGTTGACGAGAACTTCGTCAGCTACATCAACCAGATCCACAACCGGCATGGTGTTGTCGCTGCCGCTGTCACGACTCGCGGGCTGCTGTTGTCGCAGGTCCGGTTCCGTTTCCGTGCCGACTCTGGCGCTTTGACTAAGACGCGCGAGCTGACGAAGTTGAACTACCCCGGCTCGCGACCGCGTTCGTCGCTGCTGTCGTTGCTTGAGATTGATGCGTCATATTCTGGCACTGGCGTCTTGGTGAAGCGTGGTGATGTGATTCACCGGGCGTCACCGGACAAGGTGCAGTTCGTTCTCGGCTCGGACTCTGAGCCGACGTGGGATGGCGACACAATGGTTGCGCCGTTCGACGCTGTCACGGTCGGCGTTGTCTACAACGCCGGCAAGAACCGTAACGGTGAATCAAACATCGAGGCTTTCGGGCCTGGAGAGTTCGCAGTGTGGGCTCCCGAGCCCGACCCAATTCACCCGTGGCGCGGCACGTCGTGGGTCACTTCGGTGGTCCGTGAGACGTTGCTTGACGGTCAAGTGACCGACCATATGGGCAAGTACTTCGAGAAGGCCACAGTGCCTGGCCTGGTCTTCATCATGGACCCGTCGAAGTCACCCGACGAGACGAGCGAATACGCCAAGGTTGTCAACGAGAACTTCTCGGGCGCCGGCAACCGCTTTAAGAATATGTTTCTTGGCGGCGGCACCGACGTGAAGGTTGTCGGCTCGTCCATTAAAGACCTCGGTCTAAATGAGATCACCGGCGTCTTTGAGAATCGCGTGTCGGTCCGTTCACGCATCCCGGCATCTGTACTCGGCACGAAAGAGGCGCTGTCCGGCTCGTCGCTGAACGCCGGCAACTACGGCGCAGCCCGTCGCCTTCTGGCTGACGGCTGGTTTACGCCGACCGTTGATGGCTTGTGCGAATCGCTTGAGTCGTTGGTCTTCGTGCCGGACGGTCAAGAGCTTTCGTTCGATCCTGGCCGCGTTCTCTTCTTGCAGGAAGACCAGAAGGACGCCGCCGACATTCTGGCAACGAACGCAGCCGCGGCTCGCCAACTCGTCGATGGCGGATTCGATCCGGCCTCGGTGATTGAGGCTGTCAAGACGGGGGATATGTCGAAGCTGACGCACACAGGAAACGTGTCGGTGCAACTCCAACCGCCAGGAACCGGCGACCCCTCGAAAGGGCCAAGTACATGAGTGAAACTCTGAACGTCCGCGCATCGGCGCAGCGTGACAACCTGACCCGTAGCGTCAACTTCCGCGCCGAGCCGTCAGCCGATGGCCTCACCCTTGACGGGTATGGCGCAGTGTTCAACGACTGGACCGAGATTAATGACCGTTCCGGTTCGTTTCAGGAGCGTATTGCGCCCGGTGCGTTCAAGCGGACCATCGGCCAACGCATGCCGGTCCTACAGTTCGACCACGGCGCCCACCCGCTTATCGGTTCGATCCCGCTCGGTCGCATCACGTCGATCGTTGAGGACGACCACGGCCTCCGAGTTCGCGCCAAGTTGTCGGACAACTGGCTTGTTGAACCCGTCCGCGACGCCATCCGCGATGAGGCCGTGACCGGCATGTCGTTCCGGTTCCGTGTCACTGATGCTGGCGACACGTGGGAGATGCGTGACGGCGTCGAATACCGCACGATCACCGAGGTTGAGCTGTACGAAATCGGTCCCGTAGTTTTTCCCGCTTACGACTCGACCAGTGTTTCAGTCCGAAGCCGCCAGACGGCTCTCGCTCTCACAGATTCTGAGGTTCGCCGCGAAGTCGCCGCGCTCCTCGCCATGAGCACCGAAGACATCCGCGCCCTTGCGGACGATTCGACCGCAGATGCTGCCGCCCCGGTCATTGACCACGCGGCAGATGTCGAAGCCCCGGCTACCGGCCACGCCAAGACGCGCACCCGCAACCAACGCAGGGCACTCGCCGCTGCCGTCTTGACCCAGGAGGTCACACCATGAACAAGCTCACAGAAGCACGCGACGCCGTCGCCGCACTCGCCACCGAGATCCGCGAACTCGCAGAACTCGACGACATCACCGCCGAGCAGGACGCTCGCCTCGACGAAGCAGTTGCAGAACTGCCGACTCGCGAAGCGCTGGTCGTCACCCTCGAAGCCCGTCAGGCCGTCATTGATCGTGCAGCCATCGCACCGGAGCAGGACTCCACTCGTGCTGGCGCCGTTCTCAACGTCCCGAACGTCATCAAGCGCAAGGCTGACATCCACGACATGTCCGACATGCGTTACGGCGCACCAGTCGGTGAAGTCCGCGACCGCGCCCGCGCAGTCATCGACGCCACAACCGGCCTCGACGCACGCCACCAGGAGCAGGCCGAGGCCGTCATGGGCTCCGCCGACAGCAATGGCGAAGTGGCCCGCCACATCGTTGCGACCGGCAACCCTGAGTACCGTGCAGCGTTCACCAAAGCACTCGCTGGTTCGTCCGACACTTGGACGGCTGCCGAGGCACATGCGGTTGAGTCCGTCCGTGCGGCTTCGCTGACCAACGCCAACGGCGGCTTTGCTGTTCCGTTCACGCTTGATCCGACGATCATTGATTCGGGCTCCCACTCGGTCAACCCGTTCCGTCAGGTCAGCCGTGTGGTTCAGATCACGACCGACAGCTGGAATGGCTTCAGCTCTGCTGGCATCTCCGCTGGCTGGCTTGCAGAAGTGGCCGAGTCCAGCGACGACGCTCCGACGCTCGCACAGCCGAGCATCCCGGTTTATCGCGGTTCGGCATTCGTGCCGTTCTCGATGTCGATCGGTCAGGACTGGGCCGCAATGGAGTCCGACATTCGGAACATGATTACGCGAGCCAAGGACGATCTTGAGGGCGCAGCCTTCGCGACCGGCTCCGGCTCAGGTCAGCCGACCGGCGTCATTACGGCACTCGACGGCAGCGCTTCGGAGATCGCCCCGGCGACCCCTGAGACGTTCGCCATTGCTGACGTGTACGCACTCGAGCAGGCTCTTCAGGCCCGCTACCGGAACAACGGTTCGTTCATTGCGAACAAGGTGTACTACAACGCCATCCGCCAGTTCGACACCAACGGCGGCGCTGGACTGTGGGAGCGGATCGGCGCAGCAATGCCGTCGCAGCTCCTCGGTTACAACGCCTACGAGTCGTCCGACATGGATGGCGTTCTGCCGAATGCTGCCGCCACGGCCGACAACTTCGCTCTGTTGTTCGGTGACTTCTCGAACTACGTGATTGTCGATCGTGTCGGCCTTTCGGTCGAGCTGGTCCCGCACCTGTTCGCGACCGCCAACAACCGCCCGAACGGTCAGCGTGGATTCTTCGCCAACTGGCGCACGGGTGCCGACTCGGTCAACGACGCCGGCATCAAGGTGCTGTCGATCCCGACCGCAGCCTGATCCCTGAGTGAGTCGAGGGCGGGGCAGCAATGTCCCGCCCTCGGTTGTTCCGGTTCCCGAAAGTGAAGGAGAAACATGCTCACTGTCAAGGATTCGTTCTTTTGGAACGGCCATCTCTACGTCGCTGGGCAAGAGGTCAAGTCATCCGATGCCGTCGTGGCTGGCCGTCGCCACCTATTCGACGGCAACGACATCGAGCAGGCATCCGCAGCGCCAGGCGCGACGCGCTCGGTCAAACGCCCCGCATCGAAGCCCACAAAGCCCGCTACGGCTCGCAAGTAACGGAAGGGGAGCGTCATGGCGTATTGCACTGCAAACGAAGTAATCGAACGGATGGGCGAAGCAACAGTTGGCGCGGCGCTCCTCGGCCGTGTTACTGACGCGATCGAAGCGGCAACCGTCGCTATCGACAACGACACTGGCCGGACGTTCTTACCCGCAACGGCAACCAAGATATTCGGCGCTGATGGCTACGTGCTCAAGGTGTCGGATCTCATCAGTGTTACGACGTTGAAGTTCGACAGTACCGACGACGGCGTTTACGATCTGACGATTACCGCCAGCGAGTATGAACTCGACGGCTTCCGCCAGACCGCAGACGGTTGGCCGTATGACACGCTCCGAATGCTCGACCGAGAGTTTCCGTACGGTGGCCGTCGTCGCCGTCGGATTGAGATCGTTGGTTCGTGGGGCTTCGCTGAGGTCCCGT